GTTTATACTCAGAATAATAAAAATCTAATGCTCTGCGTCGAGATTTATGAAACTCTTCGCCAGACCAGTCAAGTGCTCCTTCCCAATTTGGTTCTGCAAGTTTTGCTCCTCTACGTATTTTAGGAGACAATTTCTTTGTTTTGCGTTTTGCTGGAGCCTTAATAGCCATAAAATTTCCTCGCTTTTCTAACTACAATATGTATGATAACACGTCTTGCTATATATGTCAACCGATATGTTTGGCGGTAAATAACACTAACAAATGAGGAAATTGGACTACTATGCCTAGATTAAGCCTATGGAGAGATGGTGCTCACACCAATGATTACAAGTTTATGGATGGAAGAATCCGTGAAATGATGACTGTTGGCGGTACTGGAATATACCTACACAAGTATATCGGCACCAAAGATCAAGGCAACAAGGGTGATGCAACACAACCACAATACCTAAATCAAAGTGAACAAAATATTCAAGACTTGTTGTTTGTAGAAAACAGAGATCGCAAGTACGACGATGATGTTTACGCACTGCGTGGACATTACACTCGTGGCGACAGCGATTTTGATCTAACACAATTTGGTATCTTCTTAAGTGCTGGCACTATCATTATGACATTCCATTTAAATGATATGGTTTCTACACTAGGTAGACGTATTATGTCTGGTGATGTTATTGAACTTCCGCATTTAAAAGATTTTCATCAGTTAGATGAAGGCGTTCCAGCCGCACTAAAACGTTATTATGTTGCAGGAGATGCAAGTTATGCTAGCGAAGGTTTTAGTCCAAGTTGGTGGCCTCACTTATGGCGTGTTAAGTTTGAGCCACTTGTTGACGCACAAGAATACAAAGACATTATTGATAAAATTACTATCAGTGAAGATAGTACTACAACTATTGCACAAGTACTAAGCACGTATGATAAAAACATTGCTATCAATGACGCTGTAGTTGCTCAAGCAGAAGCAGAAGTTCCAAGAAGCGGCTATGACGTTGAACACTTGTTTGAACTTAAAGAATTTAGTGGTAATGTTGAAGATACACCTACAGCAGATGATACTCATAGAAGTACAACCGACGAAGATGCTACCGCCAGTAATAACGAAGCAAACGAGGGCCAGCTAGCTGATGTTAGGTTAACAGGATATCTAACTGGCGATGCGTTTGGTGACAACATCGGAAGTGGAATTTCTTTCCCAACTTCGCCTTCTACTAACGATCTTTTCTTACGTTTAGATTTCTTACCAAATAGATTATTTAAATATGATGGTAATAGATGGGTTAAACAAGTAGATAGAGTTAGAAGTGGACTAACACCTCTTACACCTTTAAATACTACATTGCGAGATGGTTTCCGCGAAAACGATACGGTTTACGTTGATCCGCAAGATGATACAAATACTATACCAGAAAGACAAAGTCTCTCAAAAGCACTAAGACCAAAGGCAGACAATAATGGCTGATACATTTCATAAAAACTTTTACTATGATGGACAAATACGCAGATTCGTTCAGCAGTTTATTCGCATGGTTAGTAATTTTTATGTAGAGTTTGGTAGCGAAACTGCTGAAGGCGCAACTGCAATTCAACGTATTCCAGTTATGTATGGTGATCCTAGTAGACAAGCCGCACAGATTATTCGCGGCAACAGCGAAAACACCTTACCAAATGTTCCTGCAATGAGTGTTTACATTACTGATTTACAATACGATAGAAGTCGAGTACAAGAACCTTATCATACCAGTAAAATAAGTTTTCGCTCTCATAGATTAGACGTTGACACTAACACATACGATGAATCAAAGTTTGATAGTTATACTGTTGAAAGACATATGCCTGTTCCATATTTACTACAACTTAGTTTAGATATCTGGACTAGTAATACTGAACAGAAATTACAGATCATGGAGCAACTTGCTACACTATTCAATCCAAGTCTTGAAATACAAAGTACTGACAATTATATAGACTGGACTAGTTTGAGCACAGTCTTACTTACGCAAACACGATGGGATAGTAGAAGTGTTCCAATGGGCACAAATACAGATATTAGTATTTCAACTATGAACTTTGAGTTGCCAGTTTGGATTAGTCCTCCAGCTAAAGTTAAGAAGCTTGGTGTTATTCAAAAAGCCATTGCAAGTGTTTATGAAGCTGATGGTAATCTCAGCAAAGATATTATCGATGATACTTCTTATATGTCAAGACGTATAGTTGAGCCTTTTGGATATAGTATTATATATACTGGTAACACACTTACTCTTGTTAAAGGTGAAGCTGTTGCCGAAATAGAAGGTGAACTTATACTAGGTGATCGAAACAAAAATACTGCTAATTGGAAAGATTTAATAGACTATTACGGAGAACTTAAAGAAGGTACATCCGAAATTAGATTAACAAATGTAGAACGCACTTACGAATCAACATTATTTGTTAGTTACAATCCACAAGATACTGCACAGTTATTAGTTACAGCTAGAGACGAGGACACTTTTCCTCCTAACACCATTGATGGTGGTCTTGATGGTATAATTGATCCTTATAATAGCAATATTATTAACCTTATGTACGATAACACTGGTGCATATTCTCCTGGACAAAACAGACCTACAGCTAGACAAGGACTACCTGTACGTTATCTAACACTAGGGCGCATTGGTAGTTCTGATAACGCTGAAAGTGCTGAAGTTTGGGGCGGTGGGCAAAATCGCAATTTTGTTGCCAACGAAAATGACATTATTGAATACACACCAGGCGACGGTCGTTGGCGTGTTATATTTGATGCTAGCACAGAAAACGGTGTAGAGTATGTTACAAACTTAAATACAAACATACAATACAAGTGGTTTAATAATCAATGGACAAAAAGCGTAGAAGGTCTGTATCGCGAAGGCGAGTGGCGAATAGTGCTCTAATAGCAACAGGATGCGTTATCTACGCTCTTGATACTAAACGCTATCTATTTTTATTACGAAGCGACGAAGGCAAGTACGGTAATACTTGGGGTATTGCTGGTGGCAAGGTTGAGAACCAAGAACGCACAGTCACCGGATTACAAAGAGAAATAGTCGAAGAAATTGGCGAAATTGATATCAAAAAGATTGTGCCATTGGAAACGTTTGTTAGTGACAACGAAAAGTTTACCTTTTATACATATCTAGTTACAGTAGAACAAGAATTCCTTCCAACACTCAACAAAGAACACGAAGGCTATTGTTGGGTGTACTTACACAAATACCCCCGTCCATTACATCCGGGGGTATCGCGTAGTTTTAAGTTTGATCGTATAGTTGAGAAGTTAGAAACTATTCAAAAATTATCCGATGTCAGCTTCCTTAATGAAGTCCCAAATACCAATGTGACGAACGTTGTCTAGCTCTTCCCATTCTTTAGCAAAATTACCATCAGGTTCTTCTGTGATGTATACAAACTCTGTATCTGGATATGTTTCAAAAACAGTCTTAGCACTTTTAACCCAGAAAGGTTTTTCTTCTGGTTCAGTCTCAAATCCTAGTAAAAACACTTTACTATGTCCATCAAATGCGGCTAGGTATGCGGCTATTGCACCAGCGTTCCAAGGCGGATCTTGTGGTGTTAGATACATTTTGCCTGGATACTTTAGTACCATGTCTGCATTAGTGTAAACAACATTGTTGTCAGCATAGCCTGAATCTATAATTGGTTTAACATTATCGTCGCTAATAGCTACTAGAAAATCACAATCAATACTGCGCCATGTTTCGTTTGTACCATAAGTCTGTAATTTATTACTTGCTAGAAGACCGCCTCTATGATTTTTAATTTTTCTTAGTAGTGTTCCGTTTTTCATTCCAGAACTAGTACCGTTGCCTATTACAACAGCTTGTGTAGTTAAATAATTATTAAATACGCTATTAGCAACGTATTCTGTTGTGCGTTCTGACGATCCGCCGGTGAATTCTAATAGTGTTACAATATCTTCACCTTCATATGTAGCACGAAACTTTTGTTCAATTTTATACATTCTAGCAAGCTCCTTAATAGGTTATATAGTATATTTATCAATAGACCTTAGGTAATGTATGTAGCGAAAACTTTTACACTATTTCCTGTAGCACCACCTGTGTAGAGTAATCTAACATTTCCTGTGCTAATATCTGTTGTTAGATCGCCTAATGATGT